CGGGATATGTCTTGGATCCATCCTTATTAAAGAACGTACCGGTTTCCCAATCGGCACGTTTCCACTGAATAAGATGATACGGATTCTCTGCACTGTCATAGAAAGTATTATACCATGATGGCATATTTGTTGGCTGGTTATGTGAACCATCAATCCAATACATCGTGCTTTCAATCTTTTTATAATTGATACCAGTCAAATCACTTCTTACATTAACACCGAAAGCGCCAACATCATCTGTGCAAGTAGACCAGTTACCAAGTCTCCATGCACCAGCAGGAGTATCATACACATTACTGGAGGATTCATCCATCTGACTCGGTAATTTAATACCGGCGTTACCGACTTTACCTTGAAGATCGGTCAATCCACTTACTTCAACCCATGCTCCATTATTCACTTCATAACAAGAAACAACAACATCTTCAGGTGAACCCGATACATGTTTAACTGTAATGATTTGATTTGTGTGGATACTATTGATAGCATTGACGAATTGATTCTTGACATTTTCATTAGTACAACTATTGATGAATGTCAACAAATTACCCGATGCAAGTGGTGCCGATGCAGGATCTGCAGGTACAAGAGATTCAGATGGATCATCTCCACCACCGCCTCCATGTCCTTCGGCATTACGATAGTTGTCATAGAAATCAACACCGGATGCAACAGGAATACTCCATATGCGTCTGCGTAAACGATCTCTTTCTTCATCTGTTGGTGGATCTGAGAATGTTATTGCGGTAGGAGTCCAGTATTTATCACGAACTTCTTCAAGCTGTGATTTATCGAGACGATTCATAATTATATTTGTAATGCTGGATAAGATTTCAGGCGGTGTCAACAGATAACCACTGTCGGGATCATAAGTGTTTTCATGTTCAATACCTGTATTCATTGATGCATCCAGATGGGCAATTGTATCATAATCCATTCGGAATGCTTCACCCCAAAGACGTTCAGTCTTCTCACGCATATCATTAAGACTCTTGGCAGCAATATCCTCAGCCTTCAACATGACATCTGCTTGATGAACTTTGAGGTTCAGAATGTGTGTTGTAACATCTTCTCGGAGTTCTTCCAGTGTATCAACCGATGGATCAACCGGTGGAATGATTTCTGCAGTATCCAGCTGATTAATGAATTCTCTGATTGTGTTTGGTTTAGGTGAAGCTTCCAGATATTGTTCCATCAATACACGATCAAGATCGGATACAAATCCAGTTTCATGTACAGATGCAACTTTCGCTTGGTTACCAACAAAGTCACCATTGGTTACATCGTTAAGAACCTTCTTACTGGTTGTGGTGTCAAATGTAATAATTGTACGAGCATTGTTATTGTTATTTGCATCGACATATGCTTGCAGATCACTGCTGTCAACAACACCAACACCTTCTCCTTCGTCAAATGGTGGAAAGACATCACCTAAGGGTCTAACTATATCAGCCATATTATCATCTCCTCATTTTTATTTAGTAACATCATTGATTCGTGCCATTACCCATGTTGCAATCAAACAGATGTATGCAACGATCAATTCTTTTTTAACTTTATACTTTTTCACATATGGTGCAATGATGGGTTTGCCGGGAATACAACGATCAACCTTTGTTGGTAGATTTGTTATTTCACCAATATACGCAGAAGAGTTTATATCTTCTATCTTGTGTCCTTCTTTAACGATGAACACATAGAATATCATGTCAATCAATTCACTGATGTCATGATGTGAAACTTGTTGAGCCAAATCGAATAATGCTTCACTGGAAACATTTTTCAATTTCGCAACTCCTGTGTATAAATTGCTTTTGGTTGAATACATTGAATCACCACGTTTGATTAGTTGCATGAGTTTGGAACGTACCTGAGATGTGTCATCAGTTACAATGTATTCATGATCACCTGTGGTTGCATCTTCGTTTACACGATTTCCTTCAGTCTGATTCTGGTAATATACATTTGCAAGTTGGTGCATTGATTGACGCATTTGGGCACGCAATCTATTTAGGAACATGATGATTGTGTGTGGTGTTGTATTCAATGTAAGTCGTGTTCTGTAAAATGCATATGCAGTATCAACCATATCGGAAATCCATGTCATCATGTTTTCCGCTTTAACAATTGCCCAGTTTCTGTTAAGATGCAAATACGTATATGCCATTACTTTTTCATCAGGTAATGCATGATAGAATTTATTAAACATTACATGATACACAGACAGTGCCAATTGTTGACGTGCGGAATCACGAACATAACGATTGTATGTCATGTCGGAATAAAATAAAACAATCGAATGAATTATGTTTGTTGGAGATGCCATGATTGTTTTAAAATCACTACCATTGATATCCGAACACAATTCCTTGAATGTTTTCTTGAATGACTCCATCTCAAAACCAAATACACCAAATATATTATCAACGTATTTCTTTGGGAATGAAACACGTTTGGTTGGAAATTCTTTTGCTAACATATCCGCATTAGATTCAATAAACTCAGTACCAAATTTCAAATATTCATCTGAACCTGCTTTGGTATCGAGAACTTTCATAATTGGTTCTATGATTTCTGAACGGAGTCTCAAATTGTTTTCAGTGGACTCTTGTATGAAAGTCATTGCCTCGGCAATGTCAAGATAACTTTCATTAATGTAATCATCCATTGTATAACCTCCTTCATTTATATAAGATTACGAATCGGTTTTTTGAAATGATAAATGTATGAGGCGGGTCAATCCCGCCTCATACATTTATCTTCTTTTCTTCTTCTTGTTGGATGTGTTGTATGTAGTTGATTCAGTTGTTTCATCAGTATCAGTTGACGAATCTGTTGTTTCATCAATGGTTGCGTCATTTGTCTCAACTGATTCTACTGACTCGACAACCTCGTTGGAAACTTCCTCAGTAGCAGGAGTTTCAACGGGTTCGGAAGTTGTCTCTTCCAAAGTTGTCTCTGGTACAGTCTCCACTGTTGCGGGAACCTCCTCGGTAGGTTTCTTTGTTGTAGACTTCTTCGTCTTCTTATCAACTTTTTCGGATGATACCTTTACCGGTTCGATTGGTGCAGATGTCTGTGCAGACTCAGCCACAGTCCTTCTCATAAGGAAATTCTTGTAATTTCTCTTTGTGATCTGTACTCCAGTAAGAGTATCAAATACACGAACCGTACGTGTATTGAGCAATGTTACCAATGTTCCATCAGCAACATCAACATTGATTGCAGGAAGGATTGTTCCAAGTACAGGACAAATACCTTTACCCATGATATTTACCTTCATTATTAAATCACCACTTTCTTAGTATATTCTACCAGATGATAGATTACACATTGGTTGAAGACCAAAATATAATATTCTAATAAGAAGGAGGTTTGTAAATGAGTCGTAGAGTAAAATGTTTATTCTGTGATCGTTCATTTGATGATAAACATAAATACTGTGATCATATTGTGTATAAACACAATAATCAAATCCCGGAAGATTGTGAAGACGGATATGAATTTGCATATTCATTATTTGTCAATAAACCAATGGGACGTTTGTGTTTGATGTGTCGTAAACGTAAAGTTGCATTTAACGATGATACATTGAAATATGCACGTTTGTGTGATGATCCGAAATGTAAAGAAGCTTACGTCAAGATGATGAAATCCAGAATGGTGAATGTTTATGGTAAAGAACATCTGTTGAATGATGGTGCTCAACAACGTAAGATGATGATAAATCATGTTGATGCACGTGATTATGTATGGGATGAAAATCACAAATTCCGTGTCATTGGAAATTATGAAGTTGATTTCTTAAACCATCTGAAAGACATGGATTGGAGTCCAGATGACATCATTGCACCATCACCAGTTGATTTCCATTACAAATGGGGAGATGGAACTCAACATCTGTACATTCCCGATTTCTTCATACCATCATTGAATCTTCATGTTGAAATCAAACAGGGTAACTTCAATACATCATTCATGGAACACAACCGTGACATTGAAGCTCGTAAAGATCAAATGATGCGAAATGAATGTAAACGAACCGGAATGCATTATATCAAAATCATGGATAAAAAATATGATGAGTTTGATAATGAATATGTAGAATCCCCAAACAATCGTCCAGAACAGGGGTGATCACATGAGTAAGGTACATGAAACAATACTGATGTTGATCGAACGTTTCCCAGAGATAATCACATTATCATCAAAGCGTGATGTGGTTGAAAACAAACCCGATGAATATTTATTAACAATCATGAGATCCAATGTATCATTATCCAGTGAATTGGTATTTGCAAATGCATCCCAATCCACATCAATTGTGTTAACACTCATGATTGAAAAGTTGTATGATTTCTATATGAAAGGAAAAGATGTTTCCGTCATATGTGAAATGATACAGGAACAATTAAAACGAGGTGATTAATAATGTTGGACGAAGTAGGAATCACACTCCAAGAAGTAAATAAGAAATATCCATCATCAATCCAGGTGTTAGGATATGATGTTTGTATGGATTATGATACCGCATTCAAACCCAAGGTGATATCAACATTTGAAATGTGTATCAACATCATCATGACATTGTTGTTCATGAAACCAGGTCAGTATCCATCAATCCCCGACATAGGCATTGACATTGAGTCATATCTGTTTGAATATTCAAATGACAAAAATATTCCTAAGAAGATAAAGACCCAGATCGAAGATCAGTGTAATTCTATTTCAATTACAGGAATCGACATTGATTGTTTTGTTGATGAGATCGAAGGACAACCTGCATTGATAATCCAGATCACGGGAACGGAAACACTTGCAATGGGTTCTGATTCGAATCATGCCATCATCGGAATAACATACGATCGTTTGAATCGTGTATATGCCCGTAGATTATACATTTAGGAGTGATTAATAATGAATGATATCCAAGATATAATTCTTGAATCTGAATATAATGTATTGAATTCATTATATGAATATTATAATAAACAATACATCATTGAATCATATTATATGGAAGATGGGGAATCACAGCCATCTGACAATCCGCAAAAGGAAAATTTGATCAAACGTTTCATTGAATGGTGTAAACGTTTCTTTGCCAGTATTAAAGCAAAATTCAAAAAGGTCCCACCAACAACACCCGTCCCGGAAACATATGAACCTGAAGCAAAACAATTAATCCAGATGACCCAAACATATACTCAGGTCAATTCACAAAATTCAAATGCTCAACAACAGATCGAACAGAATGAACAGATCGAGCGTCAGTCTAAGATTATCCAAATCAAAGAAAAGAAACAACAACAAAAACCCCAACAACAGTCACAACAACCACAAGCCCCACCACAGTCTCAGCAACAACAACCACAGTCACAACAGCCAACAACCAATCCACAGAGCATTCCAGATAGTACAAATGGTGTTGCTCAACAATCAAACACAATAACCATG